AGCCTTACCAGCATTGATAACGATGTTAATGTTGGTCTTGCCCCCCTTCTTGCTGGCCTTCTTGCTCGAGCCCTTCAGCGCGCTCATTAGAGAGCCGCCCGTGGCCTTAGCTGTGCGGCCGCCCTTCTTGTAGTTCTGATACTTGCCAGAACGCTCAGCGGCCTCGCCAGCTGCAGGTAGGGCATCGTCGCCTTTAATGGCGCGATTAAGAGCGCCTTTGTCTTCTTGCGTGTAGTTCGCCGTGCCTGACTTGCCCACGTCGCGCATGGAGCGCGCTTGCTTTTCGCTTTCTGAGCCGCCAACCATTTTCTCAAGGAAGCTGCCGCCGCCGGCTTTCTTAATCTTGCCGCCCTTTTTGTAATGTTGAGCAGCGCCACGCTTAGGAATAATCTCTTCTTTGCCGATGCGCTTTTCCGTCGTCTGCGTCTCAGCCTTTGAGGGAACGGAGCCGCCGTCTTTGCGCTTTACAGCGCCACCAGCTTTGAACGCGCCGCGCTTCATGTCTTTACCAATGGCAGCCTTCGTGTCGCGGGCAGCATTTGATTCGCCAATGCCCTTTGACGATGGCTTCATAATTGGGCGAGCGCCGGTCTTGATCTCTGCACGCAATAGCGGCGCAGGGGTCCAATCGCTCGAATCAGTCTTTTGATCTTTTTCCCCGGCGAGAGAGCGGGCTTTCGCCTTCATCTTCTCGCGCAGGTTTTTTGCGGAATATTCGGACATTTTAAAACTCCAGCCGGAATTATGCAGGCGTCCCTGCTTTCGTGTCGATCACGAATATTGGGATAATACCTTAAATGCGTGATCAATTATAGGGCTCTTGCCAACCTCGCCGCCAGACTTGAAGGCCGGCAGCCCCTTGAGGATTGCGGCGCGTAGTTTAGGGGTTATGTGAAGAACATGACCGTTCTCTGTTCTTGTTTCCATTTCTTCAACAGGGCGACCTTCCCAATCTATATCGTCTTGTTGGCCTGTGCCTCTTTGATACGACAAAGGGTAAGAATGCATTGTAACTTTTGCGCTTGGATCATGCTGCGCAACTAATTTATTTAACCGTTGCGGAACAAGCTTGTCGTAAAAAGACTTCATGCCTGAACCGCCAATACGCAAGTCACCGCCAATTAACGAATGCGCTGTGTCGCCTTCAAATCTATGAACATTGGGCAAAGCTTTTGTCGCAAGCAATTTTTCGGCAAGGTCTTTACCAATAAAGTCTGCAAGCTTTTCTTTTTCTACCTTTTGATTGATTGCAACATTGTAGTCATGATCAACAGCCTTCAACACATTTGAATCAGGCGACCAATGAATTGCATTAAGCTTTTGGCTTAAATCATATCTATCGTTTTGAATCTGCCCGGGCGTAAATACTACTTTATCGTAGCCACCCTTTGCCGCCTCCATCAATGCGCGCTTCAAGCCAAGGTCTACCCATTGATTAGTGTCGGTGACGTATGGGCCTGATGGAATGCCTGATCTTGCTTTTTTTGAAAGCTCATTAACTTTATCAGAAAGTTCTTCTTTTTTATTATTAATAGAAACAAAATCTGGATGGTTAAAAATTTCAGCCGCAGATAACCCCTGCGCATGCAACTCTGCAGCTTTATCATTAAAGTCTTTTTTTGCTTTTTCAAATTCTTCCATTGCGCCAAAGAAAGTAGATTCATCTGGTGCAAATCCATTTTTTCTTCCCTCTTGCCCCCAATCGCTTTGCAATTCTTCAACATGCAATGTCTTCCCATTATCGCGGTCAGACATGCGAAGATGGGCGAGAGGATTTGGAATACCCATCCAGTGAGAAGATTTATAATCATTTTCGCTTTGTTGAGGGATCTCTTCAACTCTTGATCCTTCAGCCAAACTGGCAATACTATTTGCTTGCTGCTCGCTATCAACAGTAGACGACCGGCCATTTGGGTAGTGAACACGATACTTTGGTTTACCCTTATTTGCAGGCAACGCCATCACGACTTCGCGATAGTTTTCACCGCCCGGAATAGTATATTCTTTATATAAAGGCTGCTCAATATTACTGATGCTATTGTTTGCATGCTCAACTGCATCAGCTAATGTCGAATATGTTTCATGATATCCAGATGGACCATAAACAGCATAATTGCTTGGACTAAATTCGCTGTATCTGTCTCTTTTATTCCCAACAATATAATGCGGCTGTTTGCCTTCAGGCCCAATTCTATGGACCTCATCAGCATCTTCAAATTCTTTTGGGTGATACAACATCGCTTCTGGTTTATACTCAACCGCAGGCTTGCCGCCATAAACTCTTTCTTTTATTTGCGGCACATTCTCTTGTAGATGCCGCGCAACTTCTTTCGGATCCACGCTCCTCTGTCCAGCAAATGCGTCTTTAAGATTAGCGTTAGCAAGCTCCTCTTTTTTGACATTTGGCTGCCCCGTGATCTTATTGATAATCTGATCAATGGGAGCGCGCTGAGGTATTTTGCTGGCCGCCTCAGCTGCGGCGCTGTAAAAACCCATCGGCGTCAGATTGCGGGCTGTATCTACAGCCGACGTCGGCGATCCAGCCCCAACAATGTCGAGAGCTTTATTAACAGGATCGTCAACTGCACCGCCCTCAGCACGAGAAAGCGGGCGAACGATTGGGGCTGCAGCATATGACCAAAGTATCAGACGGCGAGCCGTATCATCAAGATCGTCATATCTTAGCTCAACCGGATTGATTGCACCGCCGTAGGCTTTTGCGGGTTTCTTTGGCTTCGACATGGCCTTCTGAACTTTTTTAACGTCGTTCGTTTGCAACTTCAAAGCATGATTATAATCGTTGGCATAATCGCCTTCAGATTCATCATAAAGCTTTGTGTATGATGGATCGTAATGCATAAAGACGACATCAGGCTTGCCGTTTTTATACTTTTTAAAATCGTCGTAATTCCATCCCGCCGGCTTCTGATCTTCGTCCCATGGCAGGCGCGAAGAAACGACAAACTTATTGCGACTATAAATATGCGGCAATGCAGTATCAAAAGCGTCTAGCTTGCGGCCTCCTTGTGCAATAGCCAATTGCAGCATTGAGTTCGCAATATTCTTGTGGCCGCTGCTTTTATTGTTGAACACAGAAACAATATCATCGCCCTTTAATGCAAATCCCGCACCGCCATCAGGGGTTAGGAAAAGGCGCATATCCTTATATTCTGCAGGCGAATAAGTATAAACCGAAGCGCCGGCCTGGTTGCTATCTTTCGCTTTGTTGATTGCATTAATAAAAGCCCCGACGCCTTTCGCGCCGGAGCCTAATTCAACCATAGATGGCGCAGAAATATCCGCAGCATCGAAATGCGCTTTAGCTTCGTCAGTAGGATCATAAACAGCTCGAACTGGCGCGTCGAAACCAAGATCTACGTTTCTTGCGCCAACTCTTCCAGTTCTTCTAGTGTAAGACTGTGGTAGCCCTTCCGGTGCTTCGCCGAAGGCGCTTTGTGCTGCCCGTGCGAGCTCCCGGTTCCTTTTGAAGGACCGAACGTCTTGCTCTTCCAATCCTGGAACTGGACCGGAATTTGCTCCTCCAATTCTGGACTCCAAGATGGCGGCTTCCCCATATATGCGAGGAGCAGATAATTTTCTCTCGTAAGTGGAATATGATTCTCCTTCATCAGGGACAGGAGAGGATCTTGACCATGCGGGCTCATTCATACCTCCAGCTAATGCGACGATTTGCTTGCGAGCATCGTCAATATCAATATTGCCTGCAGCGTAATCTTTCCATATTCCGCGCACTGCTGCAATATTTTTTTCGTTCTTAAACGTATCTGGGAAAAGACCCTTCAATCCTTCCCATGTAATGGACTGCATTTCTCGAGGCTCAATTCCTCGCTCAGCGGCGGCCCTACGTAGGGCTTCGACGTAAAATGGGTATGTGCCCTGCACGCCTGTCTCGGCCGAGCCCTTGGCGGCCGGAGAGCCATCCTGGACGCTATTTTTAAAATTGTGCGAAACCTGCGTCGCGTTAGCCCCGAGCGGCTCGAGAAGCGCGCCGGCTACCGCATGCGTGTCAACCGTGACATCTTGCGTTGGCGAATGCGGATCGAGAATGTTGTTATAGAAGTTGCGGATCTTATGACGTAGGCCCATCAGGTCGCTGATTCGCTCGCGCGTCGCGCCGCCAATTAATGCCTGTATGCCCTTCACGATTTCAGATGTTGAGCCCCAAGATACGCGAGCATTCGACCCATTTTGGTTTTTAACCCAATCGCCAATTGCGCCTTCTGGTGTCATCAACCGATGTGATGGATCGTGATACGTCTCATCGTAAAGACGCGCCCAGATTGCTTTCAATCGAGGATCTTCAATCTCGTTATATTTTTTATCGCGAATTTGATCGAGAAGCTCATCAAACTTTTTCAAGCCAAATATGCGATTAGCCGTCATCTCCATGTCGTGCGAATAATTTTCATCTGCAGCTTTGTGATGAATATCAAATAGACGCTCTGCAAGACTTGCGTTTTGAAACCAATCTTTCTGAGGAGACATTGCAGCAATAGAAGCAGCTGCAGCTGCCGGATCTGCGCCGTGCTCTTTCGCAAGACGATTAGCAAATTTGTTTGCGCCTACATACCATTCCTTTGCACGCGCTCTGTGCTCTTCTGGCATCATGTCATGCAAGAAAAGATAATTATCTTTTAGATGATTGATAAAATTCTCTGCGACCTCATCGCTCGATCCCTGCGTTTCTTCAGGTCGCAAATGATCATATGTCTTTACAAGATTTACGTTATGCTCAAAAGATTTTGGATGCATCTTTGCAGCTTCAAGACCGACCGTTAAAGCCTGCTCGTTTGGATCTTCTTGGCTCTTCACAGCAGTCGGCAGTCGCTGAGAAATTAATTGAGGATGCATGCCCTCCATATCCATAGCGGCGGGGATAGACTGTGTCTGAACAGGCGTTGGTTCAGGAGGCATGTTATGCCCCATCTGTGGAGGCGGCACGCTTTCGTCAGGCTCTGGAATTGGTGTCATTGGCTGTCTTGGCAAACCGCCTCGGGCCATCACTTGCCGACCGACTTCAGGCAGATAGTGCGTTGGATAATCATCTTCTAAAACATGACCGCCGCGCGCCATCGCTCGCGCAGTAGAAAGCGGAGACGCAACTTCAAACGACGACGTTTGATCTTTTAAGTGATCATTGATGATGTCGAGCGCGCGATCAATTATGCTTCCCATCACTCAATCTCCTGCGGCCCTGCGCCCTGTAATGATTTAGCAATATCGAGAGCGGCCTTGCTCCGACGATCTTCTGTTCGATGATGCGAATCAATAACGCGATCTGCTTCGCGGTGCTCTGATTCTTCGCGCAGCTTATGCACGTCAATGCCCATCTTCATGGCCTTAAGCTCGACGTCTTGACGGCGCGTCTCTGCGTCCATCATCTTCGCCTCTGCATCGACGTTGCGGTATTGGCCATCTTCGCCGCCAGCTTTTGCCTGCGCCTCGAGCATCTTGGCTTGCGCCATCAGCTGCTTCGTTTGCGCATCCATCATGCGCGCTTGGCCCTCGACCTGCGCCTCTTGAACAGAAGCCTGCGCGACCAAGCTCTTGGCGTCTGCTTCCTGCTTGAGGATCTTGATCTCTTCCATGACCTTCTGCATCTCAGGCGGGATCTGTCCAGCCTGCTCAGGAGGCGCAAGGAATTGCTCTGGATTGCTCCAGCCAATTGCCTTCATCGCAGCAAGGTCAATTGCTTTAGCGTCATACATTGCAGGATTAGAAGCCTGCAATTGCTTGAGCGCCATCACCTTCATTAATCGTTGTGTCTGCGATGCAGTGTTTGGATCTGCCTGCGGCACAAGCTCGCAACTATTAATTGCCTCAAGAAATTTTGCTTCATTCCATTGGCATGATGGTTTTTTGTTTCTGCCCCAAAAGCTTTCAGGATGTTCGCGGAAACAACGAACAAGCAAGTCAAACTCATGCGCTTGCGCAGTATGCAGGCGCTTATGAACTGCGTTCAAAATCTTTGTTGCTTGATCAATCAACGCGAGCGTTGTTCCGACAGGCGCATTGTCGCGCCCTTCGCCAACTTGCAGCTCGCTCGTTGTGCCAACGCGTTGACCTGTCTCAACCATGTTCAAGACAAGATTCATTAAAGCCTGACCGGGTTCTTTATACGGCAATGGCATTACGGCTTGATTGATTGGCATGCCGCCTGTCTTCACAAGTGCGCCGCCGCCAGGAGGCACGCGGAATATATTTGTGTTTTGACGCGCGCCAGTGTCTGCCATCAAGAACCCTGGGAAATTCGCATACATGCCTGCGTCTAACATTTCCCTCCAGGCCGCCGTAACCGCATTTGTGGTATTACCCAAAATATGCAGTAGACCGATATCGTAAAAACCCATACCAGGCACAAAGGTGTATTTAACAAAATTGATTCGAGACTCAGGCAGCTCGTTGCCTTCTTCTCCCGTTGGCTCATCGTAGTTCCTCACAATCGAGAGAACCTCCCTTGAGCTTTTATCAATGGTCACTCGATACGGGATCTCGAGACCTGTTACCTTCCCTTTGTATTTGTGTTCAAAGCCGTGAATATCTAATTCGCAATACACCTCATAAATTTCGCGATCACGATCATCAGGATTGCGCGACTCTGCAGAGATGCCTTGCTGATCTGCCTTTTCACGTTGAACAGAATCTTTTTCTTCAAATGATGGCGTGCCAAGCTCGATGTCGCGATAAACGCCAAGGATCTGCAAACGCTTTACAGTTGAAGGGCGCATATAAACGCGATGCGTTATGCGCTTTGCAGTTGTTAAATCTGTCGCGGCGTTATTGACGATGAGATCGTCAGCATCGACGGATTCACTGACTGGTCTTCCTCGGAGAGGGCAAAAATAGATTTTCTTAAATGATGTTCCGCCAAAGCCGAGCATGAAGAGCATACGATCTGTGTCGGGGTAGTATTCCCGAGCAATGGTTGTGAGATAGTGATTGAGATCGGCTTCGAGAGCGTCCGCAAGTTCGTCTTCTTGGATTGTGTCATCTTGTGATTCCGTTTTGATTTTCACAGGGCCATCAGTTGGCAACAGCTCGCTGCGCGCATTCGCTTGAAAGCGCAATACAGCTTCAAGCAGAAGCGGATGTCGAACCTTCGACATGCCTTCAACGGGAGCGCCATCGCTTGCGCCTTGCAAGCCTGGTATCTCAATCTTCAATCCAAGAAGCTTGATGCCTTGCGCGCGATCTTCAATCCAATCTTGGCGGCTTGTTAAATCGTCTTCAATGCCGCGCAATAAATCGTCTGCAATGGCGGCGAGCTCGCCTTGATCAATATCGTCGACAAGATTGTTGAACCAGCCTTCTGGATTGTCTTCGCTGCTTGCGCGCTCTACAGGCTGGCCATCAAGCGAAACGCTGACGGAGCCATCATCGTGCTCAATGCGCAAGATATTGCCTTCGTCATCTGTCTCCGGCTTGTCGTGGCCTTTTTCAATTTCAACAAGGATATCTTCGAGGCCGCTGAGGCCGCCGCCGGGCTCCTCCTGCTGTTGGCGGATCGAAGGATTAAGCCCGGGTGTCAATGGCATGATCAGTTCCCTTTGCCTTCTAGCAGGCGCGTAATTTCGTCGACGAAACGCTCGAG